GCTCATTCTGGATATGGGCATGTAGGCAGTAAGAACTACATTGGTAAGGCTACTCTTCTAAAGGCAGTTGATACGGTTCTCAAGGAAATGAACAGGTGGGGCGAGGAATCTAACCCCATGCTAGATGCTGAGAGAGAAGCAGATGAGAGAGGAGAAGTCATGGATGCTCAGGCAGCACTAGAAGAAGCATCTGCTAGATTGGGTCAAGTCGAAGAAGGAACTTCTGAGTTTGATGCAGCAGTAGCAGATGTTAGGGCAGCATTAGACGCAGTAATGGATTCCGAGTTATCGGACATGGGTGATATGGGGCCGGGACAAGCCCCTCCCGCAGATGATGGCGGAGACTCAGAGTGGAAGGCTATTCTACAAAAGGAAAAACCTGCATGGACATATCCATTTGAGCAAGACTACAGGGATTCTGTTTCCGATGAAGATGTAGGGGCGTGGAACACACACTATCGAGAACGCACAGGTATGTCGCCACTAGAAGAAGGTGAGGAAGGTTGGTCAAAAGACCAAATTATGGATTCTTCAACCGAAGGCCCAAATTTCCGAAGATGGCAAGAGGCACGGAAGTGATTCCGTGTGGTCGAGTCTGGTCTAGAGTTTGAGAAGAAGAAAGAAGACCTTACTCGCACAATCTTGGATTTTTTTGAGCAGACTCGATTTGCCTACCTCTCTGCGAGAGAGGATAAAGGAACCTATCAGAAGGAATGGGCAGAAGTCGTTGATAAGATAAGGGATGACTTTGATTCCCTGAACGCGCTGTCTTCTGAGATTAAGGATTACCTTGAGGAGAAGACTCTATTCGATAAGGATGCAAAAGACCCTGAATCGATACAAGCGAAGAGAGTCTATGAAGCCGTTAAGGATATGCGGTTCCAATCAGACAAGGTTAGCGACCCCTTCTCCAAGAAGTTCGGAGATGAGGTGATTGACGCTCTATTGGATAACCAAGGCACATTGGTTTCCTTTCTTCATTACGCACTTCGCTCACACTCTAATGCTCTACCTCGGAAGGTTTGGGCTAAAGCAGACTTGGAACCAGACGAACTCACTAATGGTGTAATGGGACTGGACTTGGCAGAATCTGACTTGGCAACATACATCATAGAGCATTATGGGGCAGAGGGCAAGGACTCTAGTAGAATGAAATCGAAGGTCAAGGGTGCAATGAAACTCTTGGATGAACTATACAACGAGACATATAGCGAGGATAAGTGGCAAGGACTTCTTGAACTAGATTTGGAGAAGGCCGAGAAGAGCGAGGAGGAGAAAGCCGAAATTGATTTCATGGTTCCTAACAAACCGATGTATAGGATTTTTGAGATTGATGACATGAAGCAGATAAAGGGCTTATCTGGTGAGTATCTAGTTCAAGAAAAGTATGATGGTATGAGAATCCAACTTCACAAGAAGGGCGATGACATCAAGATATACTCCTACAACAAGAAGGATATCACAGACAAATGCGAGAAGCAAGTAGAGAAGTTGAAGCAGAAGCAATTCGGTGATTGTATCTTAGACGGGGAGTTGGTTCTATTCGATGGTGATGAGCCATTGCACAGAGCAGATACAATCGCTCATGTCTTCAAGAACAAGAAAGGCGGCGAGTTGAAGGCCCATGTGTTTGACATAATGCACCACGAAGGAAAGGACATACATGATGATACTTTGAGGGAGAGACACAACGTTCTCCTCTATCAGTTCAGTCAGAGTTCTTCTGAACACTTGGCATTCCCATCTAAGAAGGATACTCGCACTGCTGACTCATTGAAGGAAGTCGCAAGTTATGCGAAGGACATAATGGAACTACCAGCATCAGAAGGAGTGGTCATCAAGGACATTGAGTCTACCTATCATACTGGTAGCAAGAAGAATCCCAAGTGGATTAAGTGGAAGAAGTTCGTTGATTTGGATGTCGTTGTTCTAGAGAAGAAGAAGACAAAGAGTAATTTGTATTCATACACCATGGGTATTGGCCCTGTTAACGCTGAAACCGCTAGGAATTACAAGACAACAGAGATGGATGGTAAGGATTACCTTGCAGTTGGTAAGGCACTCAACACGAAGGAGAAGGTAGATGTTGGGGATATTGTCAGGGTGAAGGTTGATGAGGTCAAGAAGGGCAAAGATGGATTTAGCCTGTATTCTGCTAAGGTGATAGAGATACCAGAGGTTACTGAATCTGATAAGATAGATACGCTAGAGCAATTATCTACTAAGACGAAGAAATCACTAGCAACAGATTTGACAATAGGAATCAAGGAAACTCTTAGTCCATTCAATGTGATGACTGGTCTTAAGGATAAGGAACCTAAGAAAAAGAAGAATGGTAAGGATACCAAGAAGGGCTATTACATCACAGACAACATACACGGAACTGCGGAGATAATTCTCAAGACCGACTTTGATGGATTCACTATCTATGGTTTTAGCGGTGATGAGTTAATGCAAAAGAATGCACTCTACAACATAGATGTATGGAAGGGACAGTTGGAAGAACTAATCAAGACTAAGCGTTCGGAACTTAGAGTTGCGATTAGAAACGAGTTGATTGACACCTATGACAATGAACCAACAACCATGGACAAGATAATTGATTATGTAGAGAAGGAACATGCTGAGACTTATGATGAAGTATTCGGTGGTTCTTCAAACAGGCTTCTATCTTGGTTGAAAAAACAAGAGTCCTTGAGATTTGAGCCACCTAACAAGTTTGTGGCATTGGAGGATGTTCTTGAGAAGGATGTCGAGGACATTCAAAAAAAAGCAGACACAGGAACGTTTGATATTGTTCTAAGGGAAGACGGTAATCTAGATATGATTATTGATGTTAATGATAAGAGAAACTTTTGGGAGATAAACATCGAGGATGCAGAAGACATCTACGACCTATTTGGTAAATCTAAGAAGTTCCCAGCCGTTGTTGGAAAGAACCTTGGTGAACACAAGAAAAACATAGATAGCGGTAAGTTAATTCTTGGTGTGCAGAAAGATGGCTATCACGAATACAAACTAGAAGGTGAGAAGTTCCAAACTAGATTCCACATACGAGTTGTCCCAGTAGATGAGAAGAAAACTTGGATTGTTTGGTCAGGGAAGAAGCAAGACATGTTGGACTTGAAAGATGATAATGACTTGTGGGATATTACTGAAGATAAGTATGCAGATTTGGAATTTCCAGATGAAAACACAGTGTAAGTTAAATAGTAAGAGTTTAGGCTCTTTGAGAAATGTTAGTCTCACCTAATATGTTATTGAAAGCCGATAATGACTACGAATTTACAATACTAAAATCAGATGAACTAATAATTGGAGGATACGCATCAATAGAAATCGTTGACAAGCAAAACGATTTGATTACTATAGATGCGCTTGATGATGCAGTCAAGAAATACATGGGAGAAAAGAAATACAGAAATGTAATGTCAAACCATTCAAATGTTCAGGTAGGGGAGGTAGTAGAGAAATATCGGGACAAAAACGGCACTCTCCATAAGACAGGAGTAGATGACGTTGGTTTCTATGTTGTTATCAAGATGAGAGATGACATAGAAAAGGCAAAGGAAATTAACAGAGGCATAAGGAAAGGAACACTTAGGTCATTTAGTATAGGAGGGCAAGCAATTTCTAAGAAGCAGAGAACATCTGACGACTATGGAGAGTATAACGAAATAGACAAGTTAGAACTACATGAAGTAACAATCTGTGAAAAAGGAATAAACCCGGAAGCAAAATTCGACATTTTGAAACAAGATGTTGGAGGTGAAGAAAAAATGAGTGAAAAACTGGAAAAAGCACTTGAGGAGTTGAACGACTTGATGAAGCAAGTTAACCAACTCAACAAGGAAGAAGAAGATGAGATGCTGGATGAGAAAATGGAATACAAAGGCGACTCAGAGGATGCTGACGAGGAGATGAAGGCAGACGATGAGGAGGACATGGATTCTGAGGAGAAGGCACTCGATGAGGACACCACACGAGACTATGAGGCTGGTGAGGAAGTTGTTAGCGGCGGGAAGCCAAAGGCAGCACCTGCCGCCCTCTCAGTATCCAAGGGTCTAGAATCGGGTGACTTCACCACCCTCGACCTTAGCGTAGAGAATGTGGAGAAAGCGTATGAGGCTTTCAGGGCAGAGCAGTTGGAGAGAATGGCTTACGACAACCTAAGCAAGACCTTCGGTGCAAGGTTCCAATCGGAACTATCTGTCAAGAAGTCGGCAGCAGAGAGAGCAGAGTATGATGCTCGCTCAGATGTTGCTGACCTGAAGACCGAGTTTGCTGAACTCCGCAAGTCTCTCTCTGAAAAGAACGAAAGCGAAATTCGCAAGGCTGCGGAAGTCTCCTTTGAGATGCCTGACAACTTCCCAACTTCGGTTGAGGAGGCACACGGACTCTCTTGGGCAGATATACATGACCTAGCGAGAGGTGATTGAATATGAGTGGATACATAAAGACGATGAAAGACCTTGAGGCTGCTACCTATGGATTTAGGGGTTCTCACGGCAATGCCCTACTAAAGAGCGCAGGAGTTGTCGGAGGATTTGGAACGCCTCACGACGACGCATCAGGTAACCCCTTTACCGCAGCAAGCGGTCTAGGTGACCTGTATGGTGTCCTATACGGACAGAAGGTTTGGTCAATGCTGAATCAGGAAGTTAACGCACTTTCGATGATGGCAAAGCGACCTTACACTTCCTCCGGATGGAGAGTCCTGAAGTCGAGGCCACAGGGTGGTGCTAATGCAGCATTCTCTCTAGGCAACGGAGCAGCAGGAGATGCTTCTCCGGCAGCAGACGACATTGGTGGAGTTCCTGAGAACGAGTCGCTATCTAACATAGCCGCTCTGTCTCCCGAATACACCAAACTCTACATCAGTCCGAAGACGATTGCTCACAAGTTTGAGTTCTCGGAACTTGGTATGGAGATGGCTGCTATCGATGACGGTGTAGGTGACATCCGCGCCATTGTCCGTGAGGACATGGGCAAGCATCACGCAGAGACACAGAACGTAATGTTGCTGACTCCGCTTGAGAGGTATGATGACACTGACACGAACAACGTCAACATCGACAGGAACTACACTTCCCTGATGAAGATAGTGGCTTCGGCTGCTGAGATTGGGCAGATGTATCTAGATGACCTAGTGAACACAAATGCAACAACTGGCGGAACCCCTGCTGTAGACCCCGAACTACTACGACTGTTCGGAGATGCAAGGGTTGCAACCGTTGGAGGAAGCCACGGAAGCGAGACTATCACAGTCACATCTTCCCCTACCTTCCTTGACGCAGAGGTGGACTACGGAACAGCATACACCACTGGTGGATGCAGGGTGCTAACACTGACCCTCCTTAACGACATGATTAGGAGACTCAGGCAGAACGGCGGTAACCCAAAGGTCATCGTAACTGGATACGACACCATACAGCACATATCTGACCTGCTACAGAGCCAAGAGAGGTTCATGGACAGGAAGGAGATTGTGCCTACGCACAACGGTGTTAGAGGACCGAAGGGTGCAGAAGTCGGTTTCCGTGTGGCAACATACTACGACATACCCATCATCCCTGCGAAGGACATGCCATCAACAACGGCAAGCGCAGTAACCAACGGACTAAGTGACATACTGATATTAGACACAGACCACCTGTGGCTATCAGTGATGAAGCCTACTCAATACTTTGAGGATGGTATCACTAACGGCAACCCATTCGGTGTTGGCAAGTTGGGTAACCAAGGTCTATACAGAACCATGGGTGAGACTGCTTGCTCCTTCTTCAGAGGCCAAGGTAAGATAACCAACCTGAAGTCCTACTGAGGTGATTGAGTGGCTGTTGCAGTAACCCTACTTGAAGACCACAAAGGTATGACCTCACCGAAGGTATCCGGAGATGAATACTATGTTGATGCTCTCATCGACATGGGAACATATGCATCCGGTGGACTAAGTGTAACTGCCGCAAGTCTCGGCTTGGATAGGATAACGCAGGTAATGGTAACCGGACAAGACTCGGTTATCGCCTTCGTTGTTCCTGAAGTAAGTGCTACTGGCGCATATGCTGCTGGTAACTCCTTCAAGTTGAACACCATAATAGGTGCTTCCGGCGCAAACACTGAAGGTGGCTCTGTTGACTACGGCTCTGTAAGAGTTAGAGTCTACGGGCTACTCTGAGTAAAACATAAAGTAGTGGCCCTCTTCCTAGAGCATCAGGAAGGGGGTCGCTACCCCCCAATATATGGTGAGATTATGGCTAAAGTCATGCTAAAGGAAAGAAGCGTAAAGCCGATTGTGATGAGGTATGGCGGAGAGACATACGAAGTTAATGGTGTTGAACCCGTAGAGATGCCTCTAGGGTTTGCAATTAATATCCTTGGTTCTAGAGAGATTAGCGTAGAACTGACAGAAGCAGATAAGAAAGACCTTATCGGCTTGTCAGACTACAAGCGAACACAGTTAGTTCCTCATTATGATGTCGAAGAGGAAGACGATGGTAAGACCATGGCTGAGAAACTCTTTGGTAAAAGCAGGTCATTCTTCAAGAGTAAGCCTAAAGCAGAGAAACCTGTGAAGAAAGAAGTAAAGGAAGAAGTAAAGGAAGAAGTAGAAGAGCCAGTAGAGGAAGAAAAACTCTTGAAGCCTCTACCAGAAGACCTCTCTACACTCACCGTCAAGCAACTAAAGGTATTGCTTGAAGAGAGAAACCTATCTACAGATGGGAAAAAGGCGGATTTGATTGAGACATTATCCGAGGTGGAAGAGTGAGCGCGGCTTGTAACACTAGCAAGAGTTTTGCTGCAAGCACCATTGTTCACCCTAACAGATGTAAGTTAGTCAGTGTTCATGTCTCTTCTATTGCTAATGCAGCAAATGTAATAAAAATATTTGATAGTCACGATGCGACAACGGCATCTTCTGATGAAGTGTTGAGAATATACACTAAGTCCGACAACAGTGGGGCTAATGTGTTCAATCATGAACACGACATGCATGGGGCTATCATGGGCGAAGGACTATATGTTGAAATAACAGGTAGTGGCAGTTGTCAAGTGACAGTTAACTATGCGTGAGGAATAAAAATGCCAAGTTTAGAAAATGATACGAAGACGATAATGGCGATATTGTTCGTAGGAGCAATGAGTGGAGTAAACGTATTTGCTTACTCTATCTATGGAGTGACCTTCCCTTACAGTGCAGAAGCACATGCGGTTTTGTTTGGTGTTAGCACGGTTGGGGCTATATTGATGGTTAAGGTTCTCTTTGATGTGTTCTTAGGAGATATGATTGAAGAGCAACTACTTCAACGTGCAATAACTAACTATTGGTCTAGGAAGCAACGAGAAGAAGAGAACAAGAGGAGAGTCAGGGAGTCTATGCGACAGTTTGACCAGCAATACAATCCTAATGTTCTGAATCCTGCTTATGGAGATAGTAACCTACCAACCATAGAACCAAAGAAGGAAACGGTAACCCCTAAGTTCCTAACAATAGAAGAGTAGAAGTGAGGCATATGTATGGTCAGCGAAATCCTATTCGGAATGGATGAGTCTACCCTCGCCTACGACCTACAAAGAGCGCACTCTGCTGATATCTGGTTCTTACGCGCTAGATTTTGGTTTTGGGGTGGAGTTGCTTGTCTTGCTAGTTTTGTTATAGGTCAAGCATTAGCAGTCTATGGGATTAATACTCTCTCATGGGCATGGAATGGCGTAGTAGACTTTTGGAATCATTTGTGGTGATTGAATGTCAGTAATGGCGGGGTTCGCCATATTGATTGTCGAAGGACTGAATAAACTCTACCAACGTGTCCATGCTATCAACTTCGGTATCTATGGTGCTACGCAAGCAGGGAAGACTACCTTGAATCATCAACTCAGAACTAGAGGAGATGTTCCTGATATCAAGACTAGGACAGTTGGAGTGCAAAGGGCCACACGCAAATACATCAAACTAGATGGTGATGCTCATACAGTCAAAACTGCTGACATAGGTGGACAGACTG